TCATCAGTTTGAGAAGCTCTATAACGAACATGTAAAAATGGACGTTTAAGGTTTTTCCCTAACATTTGGTCATAAACAGTAGATGTACCAGCTGGAACAAATACGCCTCTAATAGCGTTAGCACCAGCTTTATCGTTAACTCCACCTCTTGTAGCTTTGTCATTTAAGTATCTCATATCAGATTTGTAGAAATCGTAAGATCCACGTCTAAAACCAGAGAAACCTAAGTTTAATGCCATGTCTTCAGAGTTATCAAATACTCCGTAAGAAGTACCAGTTGCATATGCACCATTTACAGAACCTAACATATCATCTATAGCTAGAGAAGTAGCTCTATTTACAAATATCATGTTTTCTTCAATAGCACCCTGTCTATCAAACTCAGCTAAAATAGCATCAAATTCAGCAAAATCTACAGAAGCAGAAACACCGTCAATACCATCAGTAACATTACCTCTTGACTCAATAGCTGCAAATAAACCTTGCGTACCAGACGGCTTATTATTCTCAGTTAAGAAATCTGAAGTATCATCAGTACCACCAACACCAAGTTCACCTTCTAACATAGCCATTTCTAAATAATCATTAAAACGAGCTCTAGTATCAGCTTCAGCTTTCAAGTACCATAAGTAACCTGATTGACCAGCTTCAGAAGTAGTTTCAACCCATCCAATTCTAGCAGTATCAGAACCTGATACTTCGTAGTAATCTTTAATAATAATTGGTTTGTTAGTGTAAGATTTGAAAGATGGCTCGTTAGCTCCTCTTTGATCAGTTGCAGCAGCAGCAGCAGTGTTGTAAGATTTACCTTTAGCAAATTCAGAACCATAAACTAATACAACCGCATCAGTAGCAGAAGCAGTTAAAGCATTTAAGTTAGCCACTCCATAAGGTTCAACACTAAGCGCATCAGTTGCAACATGTACAACTAAAGCTTTCACAACTCCTGAAGAGTGAGAAATAATAACAGTATCATTAACTCTTACACCGTGATCTCCTGCATTATATGCTGCATTAGTATCAATGTGATCAGTAATAGTAATTAAACCACCATTGGTAGAAGAACCACCAGCTAGTGTTGTTAATGTACACGTGTAAGATAGGTGTAATCTACCTTGTTCAGACCATACAACTTCATCAGCTGTCATCGCCTCTTCAGCTCCTACTTGTGAAAGAAATCCTGAAATTGTTCTTGGTCCGAAAACCTCAGCTTCTTTCTCCATAAGATCTGGTAAATATTGCTGGGCCCAATCATTGTTTCCAGCTGTAAAATCTAGGTAGTTTGTTGCTAGTGTAGCTTGTATTGCTGAAGGCACACTATTTAATAAACCACCTGGGTTTGTAATTGCCATAATTTTTTATTTTTAATTTGTTATTTTTTAAATTTATTGTTTTTAATTTTAAACTTAAAGTCTTGCGTATTATCTCCTAATGCTCTTACTTTCATTCCACCTTGATTAACTATATTTCCATCTAGTTGTTGACGAGGATCCATGTTGATATTCTTTGATTTAGCAATGCTATCTCTTAGAGCGTCAGCTTTTCCTTGTTCGTAAAAATGTTTAGCAATAGCATCAGAATTCATAGCAGTATACAATGATTTATGATAACCCGCAGCGTCGTCCATAACGTTATTTTTGTCTAGAAACTTTCCAACAAAATTATTAATATCACTTTGCGTTTTTTTAACACCATCTATATCATTAATATTAAACCTATATTTTTTATCTCCAACACTATATTCAAAACCTTTGAATTTACTATTGAAAACGTTGTCGGTTTTCTTTAAAAAAGTAGATGTGTTTTTTTCTAAAATCTTTCTATCATCTTCTGACTTTTCGTTGTATCTATTAAAAAAATCAACAGCCTTCTGTTGTTCAACTGTAAGTTTACTTCCAGCTTTAATTTCTTCATAGTATTTGGATTTTACACTTTCCAAGTGTTGCCTTGCTTGAGCAACTTGCTCCTTCATGGCTAGTTTTTTTCTTTTAATTTCTTCTGCGTTTAAATGAGGTTTTGTTTGATTATAATATTCATATAGCAAATCTTGATTGTCTAATTCATTATAATCTTTATTTAATTTTACATAGTCATTTAAATCACCACCAGTTTCATCTATAAAGTCAACTAACTTTTGAACATTTTCAGGAAGAGGTTTGCCAGTTTCTATTGATTCTTGAATAGCTTCATTTGCTTCTTCTGCTATTTTTTCAACTTTTTCTTCAGTTACTTCTTCAATAACTTCTTCTAATACTGGAGTTTCTTGTGTTTCCGCTTCCGGTTGTATTTCTTTTTGTTCTTGTGAGGTGTCGGCATTTTTAAGCTCTGTAACCACTCCCTCGTCGTTAGTATTATTTTCTTTAGTTTCATTTTCTTCTGGTTTTATTGGTTTGTTTAAATCAACCTTAGTTATTGTTTCTTCAATAACCTGTGGTTTCATTTTCATTTTTTGTTTAATCTTAGTAACGTTATCTTTAGTTTCGTTACCATCTGATTTTTTTTCTTTTTTTGCTTTTACTTTAATTTTGCCAGTTTCGTTGTTTTCGATTGGCTGTTCTTTTTCTGTTGCCATAATATAATATAATAATAGTTAATAAATTTTTACATACCTAAACCAAATCCTCCACCTAGTATATCATTACCTGATGATTCAAAGTTTTTAGGTGGTTTTGCATTATTTCTTTGGTCTATAAGTTCACTTTGTTGTGAAGCTTGTATTTTTGTTCTTTCGTCTTTTCGATCTTCCTTTGTGGTTTCTTTGTTTTTAGTTGTTTCAGACTCTAATTGTTTCAACTGCATGTTGTATTGAAACTCAAGCTGCATTAATTGTTTTTTAAGTTCAGTTTCTTGAACCATAGATTGAGATTTCATTTGAGTTTTAGCTTGTTCAAGTTGTATTTGGCTTTGTGCTAAAGCTTGTTGTTTTTGAGCTTCAGACTGCGCTGCGGCTTGTTGCGCTTGTATATTAGCTTGAGATTGTGCTTCTATATTTTCTTGTTGTAATTTCTGATCTCTTTCTATTTTCTTTTTTCTTCTAATTTTCAATACTTGGTTTGCTAGTTTAACACTTTTAATTTCTCTAATATCAATAGCATCTTCTAAATCTATACTTTGTTGCTGAATAGCTACTTGTATATTATTTTCAAGTAATTGTTTTTCTTCTTCATCAGGAGCTAACTCTATAAATATACCAAAATCATAAAGATGTAATTCGCTAATTTCATCTAAAGTAGCTACGTTGTGAATACCTACACCTCTTATAAAAGCATCTCTTGTTGGAGAATGCTCTAGAACATCAGATATTCTAAGTGATAAACACTCAGTAACTGAAGCTGTTAAAAACAATCCAGCTTGTAATATGTGTCTTGTTGCTGTATTTGAATTAGCTGCTGCTAATTTTTGAACACCTACTAAAGAGTACTTATCAGGAGTAGAACCATCTCTTGACTCGTTTAATCCCGTTACATCTCTTATCATTTGTAGATAATAATTATAATTACCTATAAGCGCTTGCATTTTATTACCAGCGCCTTGTCCTCCAGATATTTCTTGAATAGGTACTTTACCAGGGTTTTGATCTCCATCTCCAGTAAAAGATCTACCAATAACAGAACCTGTTTGAAAATACATATTCAAAGCTTCTTGCGGATTATAGTTAGTTCCATTGCCTAAATCAATTTCAGCTAAACCATCAGCGTCTAAGTAAACACCATCTGGAACCATTCTTGATAATACTTGTTGTAGCTTTAAATGAGTAAGTTGAATCATATCAGCAAAACCAGTTATTCTACTTACGAGAGATTCTATTTTACCATTATACATTCTAGGTGCAACAATAGCATAATTCATTTTAACCTTAGTATAGTCACTTTTAGGGCGCATCATATTTTTAGCCATTTCCCATTTAAGTAATTTATTAGTACCAAGTACCATAGCACCATCATAAAGACATTCTATTGATTTAGAAATTTTTTCGTATCCACCTTCTAAAGTATCTGGTGGATTAAAAGAATCATCTTTTTTTATAGCTTTTTCTGCGCCAGTACTAGTTTGTTTAATTTTATAAACTTCATTCAT